GTTGTTCTCAACCTCAGTGTTGCTAAAGCCCACCTTCGGGTGGTCAATGACAACGTAGGTGCTCATCGTGTACTGGCGGCTCACGCCATCGAGCAGCGGGTCAGCTGCCGTCTTGACGAAGTCAAGGCGCACCGTCCGCCGGTTGCGATTACGCAGATCATGCGCAATCTTGAGAGTAAGACTCCCATCTGACACCTGGAAGGTGCCAGAGCGGTCGGCGAATGCTACTCGCGGCAAGGATGCCGCGACAGCGTTGACGGTGACGGACTGGGGCTCAGAAAACATGACAGGAACTCCTGTTTGAAAGATCCCGACGACATCTTTGTCGTCGGGGATGGGACCCCGCTAGATAAACGGGGACATGGTAGATCACCTCAGCGCGAAGCCGAGGGCGGCAAGAATGGCGACCTGACGTCCCGTAAGGGACTGAGGGTCGACACCAAAGCCGAAAGGATTCGCGCCACTCCGCTGTTGCGTAGTGGCAACGATCTCTCCCGTGGTCTTCAGAGGCTGCCATACACCATCAAGGCATACAACGTTCTCTAGAGTCACTCGGTGAACAACGGTCTGCTCACACATGAGGTACCCGTACTTCATGACGAGCCCGTCCTGGGCAAACGCGTCGATGTTACTCGCGACGTCGCCCATGTTGGACTGCCAATCCGCCAACCAGGAAAAGGGGATGAGATTCCAAGCAGTGTCAATGCCAGGCTTTATACCGTATAGGTAGTCCAGCTCGGCAATCTTCCGGCGCCACTCACCCTTCGGGGGAAGATGGTAAGTAAACGCACCCGCGAACCACGCCCGTTTGGACGTGATTTTCTCGTGGGTCAAGGTCCCACCCTGCTGAAGATAAACGGAAGTTGGTACGCCACCGGCCAGGTATACAAACTGGTTCCCGGCGACGCCTATTACCTCCCGTGTCACTTCAGCACCGTAGTCGTAACCCCGTCTGATGACCTTACCGCTGTCAGCTTCCAGTTGAGCCAAATGTTCTTCGGCCTTCTGTGCGCTGCTGCGGAGTTTCTTCAGGTCACTGAGGGTAGGAGCGATCCCGAACTGATAGTTCAGGTACTCGCTACTGGCATGACCATCACGGCCGGGCAATGCAGGCAAGCCTGCAGTGAGCTCGGCAATGGCGGTCGCACCTTCGACTAAGGGACTAGCCGGTCTACACCTAGAAATCGCAGTGGCACCCTTACTATTGATCTCAGAGAGACCAATTGGCGGGGGGCACAGCGACGCAATCTGGTTCGCGGTCCACACTCGGCCAAAATCATCGGCCAACCATGGAGTAGCGAACGGCGTTCCTTTCGCCCAACGGCGAGTGGAATGACTAGGTGGTTCAATCAGAGAAATACTCTCTGACCCGACATTGCACACGACCTTCTGATTAAGGAAGGCCGAGCCAACATCCCTGGTATTCCGACCACGTAACAAGCTGATCGGATTACCCTGTGTCACGATTTGTTGAGATGCGTTGACCACCTGCAGTGAATGCTGGGTGGTCGGTCCGATCTCAACGCCGTTGTACAAGCACCCGGAGGAACCGGCCAACTTCGGCCCATTCCGCCATCGGTACTTAACGGTCATGACAGGCAACCTTTCGACTAGAGGAACTTGCAATCGCAAGTGCTGAATGTTCTTCCTACAGCAGGGGCTACGGTCCCTGTTGCGATCATTTCTCACCCAGTTTGACAAATGGGGAGTGATCCATTGAAAGGAAGAAGAGCACCTGCGACTGCAAGCTGCGATGCGATGCTAATCGACACCGCGGGAGGGCCCTAAGGGGCCC